ATTGAAACTGCATTAGAAACTGATATTACAAGAAATAGTAATGCACTTGATACAGAAGTCATACAAGTAGAAACTGACGAGGGTTCTTTGTTTCCTGTTGGTGGAATAAGAATGACAATTAGATGTATGTATGAATATCAAGCTGGAACACCATAGGAGATAATATGACAACAAAAATTATAAATAGAATAGAAAAAAAAATAGATCAGATAGAAAAATTACACGATAAAGAGTCTATGCTTTGTGAAGAAGTAAAAGACTT